AGGTATGGCAATAAACAAAGCTAAAATGAAATGTAATTCACCTAAAAGACAAATATCAGGTGGTAAGAAGTTTGTTGTTAAGGCTTGTAAAGGTGGTAAAGAAAAGATTATTAGATTTGGTGATGCGAATATGAAGATTAGAAAATCAAATCCCAATGCAAGAAAATCATTTAGAGCAAGACACAGATGTGATACTGCTAATGATAAATTTAGTGCAAGACATTGGTCTTGCAAAAACTGGTAAACAATAGGAGGAAACCATGTACGGAAAAAAAGTAATGAAAAAAAATAAAAAGAAGAAGAAAAATAAAAAAGGTAAAAAATAATGCCTTTTAGTAAATACTCAAATAAACAAAAGAAACTTGCAAGAATAGCACCACCTAGAGATAAAATAACTGGTGCTGACTTTGCTAAGTTAAAGAAGAAAAAAGGGAAGAAGAAAAAATAATGGCAAAACTTACTGATAGACAAAAGAAAACATTAAAAAAACATTCTGTTCTTCATAGTAAGAAACACATGGCTATGATGAAAAAAGAAATGAGAGCTGGAAAGTCGTTTACTGCTTCTCATAAAAAAGCTCAACGAATAGTAGGAAAATAAAATGGCAAAACTTTGTGCAAAAGGAAAAGCTGCTGCTAGAAGAAAATTTAAAGTATATCCATCAGCTTATGCTAATATGTATGCTTCAGGTGTATGTAGTGGTAGAATAAAACCCAAAAAGAACAAGAAGAAAAGATAATGTCATTAAGAAAATGGACTTCAGAAAAATGGGTTGATATTGCCAATAAAAGATCAGATGGCAGCTATCCCCCATGTGGTAGAAGTAAAGGGGAAAAAAGAAAAAACTATCCTAAATGCGTTCCATCAGCTAAAGCTAGATCAATGTCATCAGGACAAAAAAGAGCAGCAGTAGCTAGAAAAAATAAGGTTGAAAGAAAATCAAGAAAAGGTAAAAAACCAAATTATGCAAGAACATAAAAAATTCTTGATAGGCGTAGTTCTCTTATAGAACTGGGGTGATGGTGGGCAAAAAGAAAACCTGGAATAAATCTAAATTAAATATGAAATGTGGTGAATGCCATATTTGTAAGAAAGAACACTATTCTGAGATAGGTGGTTGGATTATAAATGCTGAAAAGAAATTATTTTGCGAAACTCATACAGAGGGTAAAGAGAGTTGTTTTGATGAGTATATAAAAAGAAAAACTATTCCTTTTAATGATTGGTAAATACTAGGCGACAATCAGGGGAATACTGCTTACAGCATTGATTGCCGCCAAATATTAACTAGACCAAAACTTTTTAGCGTTTACTAAATAATCAGGATCTAGGTCATTCCTCCAAAAATAATGTTCAAAATCAGGTTGTATATAATCTTTAATTACTTTAGGATTATGAGAAATTTTTAAAAGATTTTGTCTTACTTTACATTTCTGAATAAAAGAGTCTAACCTAGACATTATACTTTCAGGGTGTAATGTTTCGCAGTTATCTTTATGAAAAACTTTAAAAGTATCTTCATTTACATAACAAACATAGATAGGTAAACCAGTTGCATAATAATAAAAATCTACCTGAGTCTGATTGGTTTCAGGTAATGTTTCTGGTAATTTAGTTGTCAACCAAGACCTAGTTCCATCTTTCTTTGGTCTTCCTCTTCTAGGAAATTTACATTTATCTTCTATTAAAACTTTACCTTTCAAATCTGCATAACCATGCACAGGTATGTTAATACCATCAAATATTTTAAAACATTCTATTTCAGGTTTGCATTGGTCATAACCTGGAATAGTTTGATGTGCAGCATGAAGATTACCTATCATTTTTTGAATAATAGTTGAGAAATGATTAAATGCGTCAATCTCTTTAGTGTCAGGTATAATAGTATTTAGCTTTTGATTAACCGGAGTAAACATTATATTCCCTTTTAAACGAATCATAATCTCTTCCTAAACTTTCAACCATTTTTATAGTTCTATATTCTTTAGGAAAATTTGTAGCCTTTTCATATTTTTGAACTTGTTGGAAGGTTACGTTTATAGCTTTAGCTACATCGCTTTGGCTTTTGTTAGCTCTTCTTCTTGCATCTCTTAATGCTTTACCTAATCTTTGATAAAATTGTAGTTCACTTTCATTAAATGTATTGTTTTCCATTTCTATTCCTTTCATTAAAGACAAAGATACCCTAACCCTAAAACACAACTTTTAACTGTAAACTAGACTTATGTGCTTATTCTAGTTTGTTTTTGTTTTAACTCCATAATCTTTTCAGCTACTTGTGGAAGTCTAGCTTTGTTTTTTAAGTATAAAGTTTTATATTTATACATTCTTTTCACTAGCTGCTCCTCCTTCGCTTGTAGATCCTGAAGTTGTTTTGGTTCTACTGTCATTGTTTATATCGCTTGTCGGTTTAATTTTCGCACTAAGGAAACGCTGACTTGCGATATTTACTTTTGCGTCATCTTTAGGCGATTTCTGATTGTGTGCTTTTTGTGTAGCTTCTTCTATTGTAGCACCATCAAAAATTTCTGTAAATTGAACATTCATTTCAATTAACGTAGTTTTTTCTACTTTAATCATAGTAATTTGAATTTACTTTTTTTACCTTGTACTTGTCAATAAGTTTTAATGCTAAAGCGTATTTACCTCTATCTCTGCATTTTTTTATGACAGACAATAATTTAAAAACAAATCCAGTTTTTTTAGTCATTTAGCTCTATATTCCTTCTATATCCGTTTATTTTTTTTACATCATTTCTCTTGGCAAGTTTGTCAATTAATACTGTAATGGAGTTTTTTGACTTATAATTTAATCCATCTGCCATTTCTTGAAATGTAGGACAGTATTTGTTTTTTTTATAATATTTCTTAATAAAATTCAACAAACGCATCATTACTGGTGTCATTGGTATTTTATTTGGCATTTTCCATTTCCTTTATTTTTAATCTTCGGTTTAATTCATTGTAGCCATTTATATCATCGTAAGTATCTTTTTTATAAACAGGATTACTTATAGTTCTCCAAATCTTAACAAATTGCATAAAGCAACCAAATATATTATTAGGAACTCTAACTTTATAGCCGTTATGTGCAGCTAAAATACCTTCTAAAATACCTTTCATAGCAAAAGAAGTATTATCAAAACTTCCATATTGTGCTTGTTTATCATTTAATAATTTTTCTAATTCTTTTGTTAATTTATTTATATCTGTAATTTTATTTGACATTGTTTCCTTTTTTATCTTTGCAGTAATAAAGATAAACTCTATTACCTTTATAAGTCATTGTGCTTTTATCTGTACTCAATACGGCTACTTTTTTTATAGCATCATTACAAAAAACTTTTGGAGCAGTAACTGAAAGTGTTGCTTCAGCTACTGATCCATTAACTAGGTGCATTATGATGACTAATACATCCATTAGAAGGATAATTTTTCTTCTTTAGGTGCTTTAACTCCAGGTTCATTAGCATAACCTGAAATATTTGGTTTATCAGATTTATCATTTAACCAACCTACAAGAGCTTTCTTACCACCGATTTCTACATCAGTTATATCTCCTGTAAATTTACCCTCATCACCTTTAAATAAAACTCCTACTTGTTTAAACAATCTAACAAACTTAGTGTTGCCATCTTTTGAAGTTCCTTTACTAGCTAAAATAGTTCCTTTAACTCCATTAGCTAATTTCATATTACCTGAAAAATCTATTTTAACAGACATTTCATGGTTGGGATCATAAGGAAATAATACCCAATCTTTTTCTTTACCAGTTTTTTGCATTTTGTCCTCCATTAGTTTTTATGCTTTTCTGTTTTTCTTGAAATGACTTTTTTACAGAGTCATTTTCCTTTTCCCAATCTGAATAAAGTTTATTCAACTTTGTTTCTGTTGTCTGTTGATTAATTTTATCTTTGATTGAAACCTTTGATTGACTTACTCCTTGACTTAAAAGAGCTACAGTCAGTTCATCTGCACTAGCATACTCTGAACCATGTAGTCCAAATTGTGAAATACATCTTCCTAAACTAGAAGTCGCAGCATTTTCTAATGCACTTGTTTTATTAATAAATGATGAGTTTCTTATTTCTTCACTATGACCTACAGCATAAAGTTGATCTGCAATATAAAGACTTGTTTTAACAATAACTCTGTTTTCATCATGAAATATTATCTCTTCATCAATCCTAGATTCAGGAAAATATTTTTTTAAATGTCTATGTCTTTCAGCTACTGTAGAATATGATTTTCCCTTTATACTTACAGTTGGAACATTTTTTAAATGTTGCATACATAATGCGTATCTATCTTTAAATGAACCCTTAGATTTATCTTCTTTAATTAAGGGTTTCTGTTTCTTCGGTGTTTCTGTCATTAGTTTCCTTTTCTTTTATTATTTTTTCTAATTCAATAATCTTATTTTTTAACTTTTTCTCATTAAATTTAAGATTATTTATTTCTAAATGTAATTTACCATTTAACATTTGATGATTTTGATTTATTCTTCTAGCTTCATCTAAATCTCTTTTTAAATGTTCTAATTCCATTTTCATTGGGTTATATCCTACATCTGCCATTATTATTTCCTACAGTTCTCTTTAGATACATTAACTTCACCTTTTTCTTGTAACCAAACATAACTCCATTCAGAGTTGCCTGGAGTACAAGCCTTACCAAAATGCACTTTATAAGTACAATTTGTTAAAAATATAAAAAGGCAGCTAATACTTATTATTTTAAGTTTTAGATTCATCTTTCTTTCCTTCCATTATTTCTTTTAGTGTGAGTTTGTGAACAATCATATCTTGAACAGCTTGTCCTACAAGTCCACCAAAAATCATCTTCATATTAGGGGGGAGTTTTTTTCTCTGTTCTGCATTGAGAACACAATAGTCGTAAAACCATTGGTCAACAGGCTTATTAATTTGAGAGGGAGATAAGTGTGTTGCAGAGAAACAACCCCCTTCCTTTTCCCCTTTCCATTCTGATCCTATTTTTATTAGATCCATTGATTTGCTTTTAGCACAAATATACGAATTATGTCAATCTATTGTACATAACTATTTGCAATATTTGTATAAATAACCTAAAAGATTATTAAATGCTAAAATTATTAGATTTATTTAGTGGAATTGGTGGTTTTTCACTAGGTATGGAAGCTACAAAACGAATCAAAACCATTGGATTTGTAGAAAAGGATAAATTCTGTCAAAAAGTATTAAATAAAAATTTTAAAAATATACCTATAGAGGAGGATATAAGAAATGTTAAAGGACAAAGATACACAGCCGACATTGTTTCAGGAGGATTCCCATGTCAACCATTCTCAGTTGCAGGAAAACGAAGAGGAACAGACGATGATCGTTACCTCTGGGATGAAACTATTAGAGTTGTTGCCGAAACAAAACCAAAATGGTTTGTTGGCGAAAATGTTGAGGGGATTATTAACATCAACAACGGCTTGGTACTCAGACAGGTGCAAACTGATTTGGAAAAAGAAGGTTTCCAAGTCCAATGTCTTATTATTCCAGCTTCAGGCATCGGTGCATGGCATCAAAGAAAAAGAGTTTGGATTTTGGGCTACTCCGAACACAATGGATTATCTTCCGCCAAGATCAAAAGAAGGAACTTTAAAACTTCAACAAGGTCATCGGAAAGGCAGGACAAAACCATCAAATCTGAGGGAACAGGTAGATCCAATAACAATGGCAATGTACCCAACACCAACAGTAGGTTGCGAAGAGGGAGGGGAACAGAGCAAGAGAGTAGAGCAAACGAAATCTGGAGGTTTTATACTCCGAAAGAAGAACAAACCGAACAGCACATTCGGAGCAAAGCTATCGGATGCGATGCTTTACCTAGAGAAGATGTACCCAACACCAAGAGCAACAGCAGCTATGAACGAAAATTTAGAAACAGTAAAGAAGAGAGTACAGAGAAGAGGAAAATTAGGATCAAAACTAGAGGAAACGATAGCAACAACTATGTACAGTACACCAACAACCAACGATTCAAAGAATTTGACATTTCCAAAAAGCCAAAAGAACAGAACATCAATAATTGGAAATATGATCAAAGAGGGAATCCCAAAACCTGGTGGCAAACTCAATCCGAACTTTGTGGAGTTCCTTATGGGATATCCTATAGATTGGACAAAGATAGATCCAACAGAATAAAAGCACTTGGTAATAGTATTGTGCCACAAATAGCTTATGAAATAGGGAAAGCAATAGTAGATGCAGAAAATTCATCAGATTAAATATAAAAATAAAAAGATTAAAATTTATTGGTGTAAACTTAATGATTGCTTTGCTGTTTATGATCCTAATTATTACACTTTACACATAAGAAATGATCTAAATAATAAAGATTTAGCTAAAACTATTTATCATGAGCTTTGGCACATCATAGCCGTAACTAATAAGAAAGAAATTATTAAGATAGGGGAAGAAAAAACAGCAGAATTAGCTGAAGAGTTTTACACATTATTTAAACAAAACCCTAGACTTAGAAAATTTTTAAATGATTTATATTAATGATTTACAGTTGGAAAAGGGAAATGGGAGAAGAAATTAAAGAGTGTAGCCAATGTTGTATGCCTGGATTATTAGAATTAGGTAATAAAAGACTTTGTGCTGATTGTTATTCTTTAAAGATATGGAAAAAAAAATTAGATAATGTAGGTAAATATTTAGATGAAAAGGAGAAAGATGACGAAGACAAATTCCAGGAATTTTTTTGAAACTATGATTGATGTAGGTAGTGGTTTATTATTATCAACATTAATTCAATTATATATCTTTCCTTTCTTTGATTTACACCCAACAATACTAGAGAGTTTCCATATAGCTGTTATCTTTACAGTAATTTCTATGTTAAGGTCTTGGTTTTGGAGAACAATATTTAATAGATGAAAGTAAAATTAGAACCTTTTGAAATACAAATGGCAGCAGATGTTGCTACAAGAAGATTTATAGAAAATAGAAAAATGAATAAAACTTTTTCCTATGGTTATAGTGGATCTGATGAAAAGACTTTAGCACTTGGTATTATGGGAGCTTGTGCCGAAGTAGCCTTTGCTAAATCACAAAACAAATATTTTAATGGTTCTTATTCAGATCGTTTTGCCAGGTACACAGATTCTGATATGCAAAACAAAATAGAAATCAGATCACAAAAAAGAAAAGATTACAATTTTCTATTGATTAGACCTAATGAGAAAAAAGCTAGATATGTTCTTGTTATTGATGAAGGTAATTTTGAATTTTCAATTCTTGGTTGGTATCCTTTTATTACTGATATGCCAGAAAGACTTACAAATTTTGGGCATACCAACAGACCTCCTGCTTACAAGGTTGAAATTAAAGAACTATATCCTATAAGTGATTTATGAGAGAAAGAAAGTTAGTTGTTATTAGTTTAGGTGCAGGAGTTCAAAGCTCTACTATGGCTTTAAAGGCAGCTTGTGGTGAATTTCCAAGACCTGATTGTGCTATCTTTGCGGACACAGGATATGAACCAAAGTCTGTTTATAATTATTTAGATTATCTAAAAGATATATTACCTTACCCTGTACACATTGTTAGTAAAGGTAATATCAAAGATGATATGTTAGCTGCTAAAGATAAATCTAATTTTTTAGTTGCACCTTTTTTTACTAAAAATAAAAACACAGGTAAGAAAGGTATGGTCATGAGACAATGCACCAATGATTATAAAATTCAACCGATAAGAAAAAAGATTAGAGAATTATGTGGTGTTGGTCATAGAAAACATTTTCCTAAAGATCAGTATGTTGAGCAATGGATAGGTATTTCTACTGATGAAATTATGAGAATGAAACCTGCTAGAGATAAATACATTATAAATAGACATCCTTTAATTGAAGCTAAGTTAAGTCGTCAAGATTGTATAAATTGGTTAAAAGAAAAAAAACTATTATTACCTGAAAAATCAGCTTGTATTTGTTGTCCTTATCATAATGATTCATATTGGCATTTTATGAAAACAGAAAGAGTCGAAGAGTTTGCTGACGCTGTTGAGTTTGATAAAAAAATAAGAAATATCACAAGAAAAGATGACGAAGAAATTTATACACATAGGTCTTGTTTACCTTTAGACCAAGTTGATTTTGATAAAAAAGATAATAAAAAGCAATTAGATATGTTTAATAATGAATGTGAAGGAATGTGTGGTGTCTGATAAAATAAATTATAAATTATTTAAGCCGTTTGGTTCTACTTTGGCTAAAGCTACATTACCTCTTGAACTAATGAAAGATTTTAAAGAGGACTTACAACAAATTAGAAAAGACGAAAAAAAGAAACTGCAGCATGATTGGGGTAAACGTCTTGTTGGTCATGTATCTGAGGAATATTTAATAAGTCCGGAAGTTATGATGAAATGGAAAAAAGCATTTTTTGACCCTATTATAGCTTCATATACAAACGCACATTACAAAGAGGATAAGATTGAGAGAATATTAATAAACTCAGCTTGGTATGTTATTAGCAAACCTAATGACTTTAATCCTTGCCATAGACATACAGAGTATATTAAAGGCAACTATCATTTATCTTGCGTAGGATATTTGCAGATCCCTACATCAATGAAACCTACAGACAATGCAAAGAGTCATAACGACTTTAGTGGCAATACTGAGTTTATAGAGGGTTCTGAAGGTATGTTTACTGATGTTAATTATAGGGTAGTGCCTAATGAAAGAGATTGGATATTATTCCCTAATTCATTAACGCACTTGGTTTACCCTTTTAATTCTAATGATAATGAAGAGAGAATTAGTTTTTCTTTTAATGCGACTATTATGTTTGATTTAGGTAATAAACAAAAGAAACCAACTCAATAACAATAAATAATTCTATCAATTTCTAAAATTTCCTTTCCTTCTTTGTATAGCTATTGCCATTCTGCCTATAGCTATATTTTTTGCTGTTTCAATAAATCTTTTAACATTTGGGTCATTACAATAGTCGCCATAACTAATCTTCTCTTTAACTTCTTTTGGCAAACTATCGTACTCTGCTCTTAATGTGGTTGTCAGTTTCATATAGCTAAAATAACATAA